AGAAGCACAGAAAGGCTTCCAACACATCATTGGTACCCTGGGTCCGGAGATGGGTAGCACCATGCAGGATCTGGTAGTGGCATACAAGACGGGCGGCATGCCTGCAATGTTAGCTACCAACAAGAACATGACCCAGATGTTGAACCAGTCTGGTGCGATGAACACCTTCATGGCCATGGCTAACAATGCCATAGCTGGTAACACTGCTGCTATGGATGAGAACATGAAATCTCTGGGCCAGCAGACTGGGGCATACGCCAAGACGCATAAGCTGTTTGACATGATGGGCGGCGACATGCAGGAGCAGGTGCAGGGCGCAGCTGCAGTCACTATGGCAACGCAAGCACTGGCACAGTCACAGAGTGATGCTGCTGCCGGAGTACCTGATGATGCAGAAACCATACGCAAAGCACAGCAGGCCATAAATCAATCATTGCAAACCATCAACAATCTGTTCACTAAATTGGCTGTCAACATCCTAGTTCCATTCTTAGATGCCACAGCCTACATTCTAGAAGGTCTTGGAAAATTAGGCACAGTTGTTGGCACAATATTAAATCCTGCATTTGATCTGTTGGGTAGCGCAATTTCATCTGTGACTGGTTTATTTGGTCAACTGATAGATTGGATGCATCCATTTTTACAAACATTGGGATTAACATCTGATGCATCCCAGGGATCTAAAGATGGTGCACAGATGGCAATCAGCGGCGTAGTCGGAGCAGCAGTTGTTGCGTTGACCGGCGGACTCATGCTTAAACTAGTTGGTAGTACACTGAAAGCTTTTTCATCTGGCGCTGGTATGTTAAAGTCCTTGTTTACTGGTGGCGGACTAGCTGATCTTGGCGGAGCGGGCGGCGGTGGCGGCGGCCGCGAGGGTGGCGGTGGCAAGGGCGGTGGCAGCATGTTACAGTCGCTGAGTGGTCTGGGTGAAAGCGTGAGCAACGCACTACGTGGTATTGGCAATCTCATCAAAGACGCTATCACAGGCATAACTGGTACTGTAAGCACTGCACTCAAGGATCTCAGTAGTGGTCTGAGCACAGTGCTTTCTAATATTAGCCGAGGTATTGGTTCCAGTATCAGCAGCATATTTGCTGGGATTAGCTCGGCACTTACTAGTTTCAGCACTGCAATTGGCAGCAGTTTGACTGCTATCAGCAAAGGCCTAGGCGACACAGCAGCTAACCTGGGCGCTGGCATCGGTAAAGGTGTGGGTGGGTTAATAGAAGGACTTGGCAAATCGTTAGCTGCGTTAGCACCGAGTGCACCACAGATGGCAATTGGTGCTGCCGGTGTAGGTGCAGCAATCGCTGCTATAGGGGCTGGTATAGCCGGTGCTTCTTGGATCATGGGCAAAGCTATGCCAACACTGGCAGAAGGGCTTGATGCATTCACCAAAGTAGACGGCGAAAAATTACAATCTACTGGCATGGGCATGATCAAGATAGGTGCAGGTCTGATTGCAATGGGAGTTGGAGAGGTTGCTAGTGTGTGGGGAAGCCTTGCTAGTGGCATTGCCAGTTTCTTTAGTGAAGATCCTATCACTAAGTTAGGTAGATTTGGTGAACTCAGCGAGCCCCTTAGCAAAGCTGGCGAGGCGATGGCCAGATTTTCCGAAGTCTATCCAGCAAGCATAGCGGCTATAAACAATGCTGTGTTTGATTCGGCAGCAATGGCCAGTTTAGACAAGCTTAACGAATTGTTTGAAGGTGAGGGGTTCTTTACTAGTATCGGCACTTGGTTAACAGGTGATAACGATTTTATCACCAAGCTGAATAATCTGGGTGAAAGCACTGCTAACATACCAACATTTGCTAGCAGGCTCACTGGATTTGCTGACGCTTATACCTATCTAGTACAAGCGTTTAATCAACCAATATCAACAGAAGCACTGGCAAATCTAGTGGGATTGACTGATTTAATTAATCAGCAAGCTGAAGCAAACAGTCCAGGGTTGTTAGGTAGTATCTTTGGATCGGCTCCAGAAGAACCTGTTTCGGTTGCAACACCAAGTGCTGCTTATCAAGCAGCTGCTACAAAGGTAGCAGCTGCACCAGTTGACCAGAAACACAAAGACATGATGGAAATACTCACTAAGATCAATGATACTATGAAAAGTGTAGCGACCACAGAAGAACGACAGATTCGTGTGATGAGCGATGGATTTAGTAGAATAAGTGGTGTAGTCCATTAAGTTGATTACGGCGTTTGCATGCTAGTATACTATAAATATCCTATTGAATGAGGCGAATATCAGATGGCATCTTGGAAGAAATATTTCAGCGCAGTTCCCACACAAGCTCGCATGCAGCAGCGTATGGAGCAGTGGAACAGCGATGGTGATGCCAAACCTGGTAGTTCATCAAAATACAACAGCTATTTGCCAGAGGTGTACAGCGGTGCGCCAAATCGCATAGAACGTTATGTGCAATATGAACAGATGGATCTCGACAGCGAGATCAGCCGTGCGCTGGATACTATCAGTGATTTTAGCACACAGAGCTTTGACAAAGACGACGAACCGTTCCAGATAAGCTACAAAGGCAAGCTTAGCGAAACAGAGATAAAGCTGCTGACAGAAACGCTGCAGCAGTGGAGCAGCCTCAACAAATGGCGACAGCGCTTGTGGCGCATGTTCCGCAATGTGATCAAGTACGGTGATCAAATATATGTGCGCGACCCAGAAACATTCCGACTGATATGGATTGATCCTACCAAGGTTGAGAAGATCATTGTCAATGAAGACAAGGGCAAGAGCATAGAACAATATGTCATACGTGACATAGATTTCAACCTCAATACTCTAGTCGGTTCCAACATGCTGGTGCACGATCAGTATGCGTTCCCTGGTGGGTATCCTCGTAGTGGCAATCCAGCAGCTGGCGCAGGTACTACGAACTACGGTCAAAGTTCTAGTCCTGGTAGCCGCAACAGCAGATTTGATAACATGCCAAACGACACAGCAGTTGATGCAACACATGTGGTACATCTTAGTTTGTCAGAAGGTATGGATAATCAATGGCCGTTTGGTACTAGCATACTTGAAAGCATCTATAAAGTTTACAAGCAAAAAGACTTGCTTGAGGACTGCATACTGATCTATCGTATCGTGCGTGCACCAGAACGTCGTGTGTTCTATATTGACGTTGGTTCGCTCAGTGGTCCGCGTGCTATGCAATACGTTGAGCGTATCAAGAATGAGATATATCAGCGTCGAATCCCTAACAGGACAGGCGGCGGTACCAGCGTGATAGACGCTGCATACAATCCTATCAGCATCAACGAAGATTTCTTCCTAGCAACCAACGCAGAAGGCAAGGGTACTAGGATTGAAAATCTGGCTGCAGGTGAAAACCTTGGGCAGATTGACGATTTGAAATACTTCAACAACAAGATGATCCGTGGGCTTGGCGTGCCAAGCAGCTATCTACCAACTGGACCAGACGATGGTACAGCCACTTATAATGATGGCAAGACTGGCACAGCATATGTACAGGAGTATCGCTTTAGCAAGTACTGCGGTAGATTGCAGAACTTGATGACACCTATGCTTGACAAGGAATTCAAGCTGTTCCTAAAGCATCGCGGCATAGAGATACAAAGCAATTTGTTTGATCTGCAATTCTTCCCAGCACAGAGCTTCAGTGATTATCGCAGGATGGCTATGGATGGCGATCAAATCAACTTGTTCAGTACACTTATGGGTACAGAAGCTACCAAATATGTTAGCAAGCGCTTTGCACTAGAACGCTATCTTGGCTGGACCAAAGAAGAGATTGCAGACAACGAGCGCATGTGGCGCGAAGAAAATGCAGACAAAGTCAAGAACAAGACTGGTAGTAGTGCTGGGTCAGAACCGCCTGGTATGAATTCTATAGGATTAAGACCGGATTCTGAGACTCCTGCACCGGAAGGTGAATTGCCAGACGAGGGCGGCGAGGAATTACCAGGCAGCGAAGGCGAAGCCGGCGGTGAAGCTGCTGCTCCTGGTACTGCGCCGGCGCCACCGGGCGGCGGGATACTTGGAGGTTAACAATGGCTATAAATATCAGGGTTGGGGTGCGATAAATGAGAGCTGGCGAATTTGAAGCGGGGTATTATTCCCCAGAAGATGACAAGTTTAGTCAAGCACATCTGCATGATACCAGACGTCCTCGGCTAACACTTGTGCAATTGAACAAATTAAAGAAAATGCGAGCCGCTAAGGCACTAGAAGACTTGGTACATGCAGATCACTTAGAGATACAATATGCACCAGAGTCTGAAGAAGGACCGTCTCTATGACCTATACGATACCATATCAAGCCACAGCAACATCGCAAAGTAACCTGTTGGTACTCAACGGTACTATCAATACTACTGAAACCAGTTTGGCATTGGTTGGTGCAAACAGCGTTAATTTTGGCTTGTATATAAATCAGAATTTCATCAAGTTAATGCAGACATTTGCTAGCAATAGTGCTCCTACCAGTCCTAAAATAGGACAGATGTGGTACGACACTATAAGTGCATCTATCAAATATTACAACGGCTTCACATGGAAGATACTAACTCCGCCGTTTGACGGGTCAGCTGGCACTGCTACTGCTAGCATACAAGGGCAAGCAGTAGCACTAACTCTAGCTGGTAATCAGATAGTCTATGCTACCAGCTTGATTGCGTTAGATCAAGCTAGCTTGCCAGCAACTGTGCTTATCGACGATAACAATTACGCTATGGCAGCACGCTTCCCGCAAGGGTTGGGTGCAGGTATTACTATAGCTACTGATAGTAACGGACTACAGCTGTTTGGTACAGCTAGCACTGCTAATGCATTTGCAAAAAGCATGACTATCACTGTAACAGGCAGTGCCAATGCCAGTGTTAGTTTTAATGGTAGTAGCAATGTAACAATGCCGCTTGCGCTAACCAATGTTGTAACAGCCGGACACTATACCAATGTCACAGTTGGTAGCAACGGTATTGTAGTATCTGGCGGTAGCATAACGTCCAATGACGTAGTAGCAGCACTTGGATATACTCCGGGTGTGGCTAACGGTGCTGCAAATGGTTTAACGTTTGGCAGCAATATCAGCCTACAGGGTGTGATTGGTGGTAGTAACATCTTCTATGGCAACAGCAATATCATAATAAACACCACGTTCTTAGACAATCCTATGCCAACGAACGGTATTATCGCAATACCAACAGGTAGTATCATACCAACTGGTTGGTATATTGCTAACGGTCAAACAGTGACTTTACCTTCCGGTGGTGGCACAGTTGTAACACAAAGTTTAGGCAATGTACAACTAGCCGGCTGCTATTGGGTACAGAAAGTATATTGACAGATCTCAGCATCTGTCATCAAATCTACATTTTTTCACCTATATCTACTCGTATTTGTGTTTAGCTATTAAATACTTTCGAGTCTGCAATCACATCTTACAACAGGAGAAACCACAATGGCTAAAAAGAATAAGTTAGAACAAGTCCTTGAATACCTCGTCGCTGGTGACGAGACTAAGGCAAAAGATCTGCTACATCAAGTATTCATTGAGAAAGCCCGTGCAATCCACGAGGAACTGATCAGTGCTGACGAAGACATGGACGAAGAAACGCTTGGCGGCGACGAAGGCAAGCAACTGCGTCATGACATGATGCATCACAGTGATCATATCGATGAGCTCAGCGATGAAATTGACTCAGAAGAGATCATGGGCGAAGATGAAGATCTAGAAATGGATGCTGACATGGACATGGCTGATGCCGAAGACGATCTTGGCGATGCAATGTCAGATGTCGACGACGCAGAAATGGACGACGAAGAAGCGATGAGCGACGACGTTATGGGCGACATTGAAAGCACCATGGGCGATCTTGAGACTGCACTTGCTGATCTCAAGGCAGAGTTTGAAAAGCTTGAAGGCGGTTCAGACGACGCAGACATGGGCGACGACATAGGCGACGACATAGGCGACGACATGGACGATGCTGACATGGGCGACGAAGGCGAAAGCGAAGAAGAAATGGACGAAATGTTCACTGAAGAAGACTTCGACGATCTCGCAGAAGCTGTAGAACTTGAGAAGGTAGCAGTACCTACCTCAGGCGAAGTTGGTGCAGGCAAGTTTAGTCCTCGTGATAGTAACGAAAATTCTAAGAGCCCGGTACCACCAACGCAGACTTCGCGCTTTGGTGCAAAGCCAATCAAGACCGGCGACGGTCCAAAAGCAGACGGGTATGCTCGTCAACCAGCCCCAACTAGTGCAAAGCTTCCGATCGAAGCCAAGGGTAACCAACGCAAGAAGGCAACCGATGGCATGGAAAATGAGCAGAGCGGCAGATATGGTGCCAAAGAAGACAGCCGCAGTGCATTGGATACTACCGATCGCACTTTTGGCAAAGGCAACCAAACAAGCCCACTTACACATGCTCCGCGCAAGTAATTGACACAGCTGACATGAAAATTAAATACCGCAGGATTAGCGCCTGCGGTATTTTTTGCAAAAAAACGCCTATTTGCAACAGGTAAATCAAACTGTTACTAAATATCACACCCAAACTATAGGTAGTGTCATGAAAGATAATATGCTAGTTGAACACCTCGCCTACGACACTGCGAAAGCTGAAGTCATCACTGAATCAGCTGGTGAGGGCCAACCTAAGAATGTCTACATGAAAGGCATCTTCATACAGGGCGGTCTGCGCAACCATAACGGTCGTGTTTACCCAGTGAATGAGATACGCAAAGCGGTAGAGACCCTGAATGAGTCAATCAGGCAGGATAGCGGAGTGCTTGGTGAGTGTGATCACCCACAAGAGCTCCAAATACATCTCGATCGCGTGAGCCACAAGATTACTGAGATGTGGATGGATGGGGCTAACGGTTATGGTAAGTTACAAATATTACCAACACCCTGCGGTCAAATCGTTCGCACTCTGCTAGAGAGCGGCATCAAGCTTGGTGTAAGCTCACGTGGTTCTGGCAACGTAGACGATAACGGCGAAGTAAGCGACTTTGATATGCTCACAGTCGACGTAGTTGCCAAACCAAGCGCACCCAATGCTTACCCCGTGCCTATGTACGAGGCGATCATGAATCGTAAACACGGATATCGAACTCACGAACTAGCCGAAGCTGTTCGCCACGATGGTTCTGCACAGAAGCATCTAACGAAGATACTGCTCAACTGGGTCGACGAGTTGAAACTGAAATAAGGAGTCGGTTGAATGACAACAAAACTTGAAGAACTCCTTGAGAATGATGTACTTGGCCCTGAGGTCAAGACAGCACTCCAAGAAGCATTCGATGCTAAAATC